CTGGTCGATGCCTATCTCGACTGCCGGCGCACGAAGCGCAACAGCAATGCAGCACTCGCGTTCGAACTTCGCCTGGAACGCAACCTGCGCCGGCTCTACGACGAGTTGGTAGCAGGGACATACACACCGGGCCGTTCGAAGTGCTTTGTCATCACGCGGCCGAAGCACCGCGAGGTATGGGCGTCGGCGTTCCGCGATCGTATCGTGCACCACCTGATTTACAACCGGATCGGCCCGCGCTTCGAGCGCTCGTTCATCGCGGACTCATGCGCATGCATCCCGGGCCGCGGCACGCTGTACGCCGCGCGACGCCTAGAAGCGAAGCTGCGCTCGATCACGCAGAACTGGGAACGCCCGGCGTACTACCTGAAGTGCGACCTCGCCAACTTCTTCGTGAGCATCGACAAGCAAATCGTGCTGGACCTGCTGCTTGTGAAGATCCGCGAGCCGTTCTGGGCCGAGTTGACCGAGCTCGTGCTGATGCACGATCCGCGCACCGACTTCGAATTCCTGGGTGATCGGGCTTCGCTCGACCGCGTTCCGCAGCACAAGCGGTTGATGGAGCAGACCGCGAACCGCGGCTTGCCGATCGGCAACCTGTCGAGCCAGTTCTTTGCGAACGTCTATCTCGATGTGCTCGACCAACGCGCGAAGCACCACCTCGGCGCCCGGCACTACGTCCGGTACGTGGACGATTTCGTCTTTCTGCATGAGTCGCCGAATTGGCTGAACGCGGTGCTGGCCGACGTCGGTGCGTTTCTGCCGGCGCGCCTGGGCGTTCAGCTCAATCCGAAGAAAACGATCCTGCAGCCGATTGCACGAGGCGTCGACTTCGTCGGGCAAGTGATCAAGCCATGGAGCCGCACGACGCGGCGCCGCACGGTCAACGAGGCTGTTCGCCGTGTCGGCAAGGTTGATCCGGCCGATTTCCTTTCAGTGTCGAACAGCTATTTCGGGCTGCTGGGTCAAGCACCGAGCAGCCACCACGACCGCGCGGCCCTCGCCAATGCAGTGCGCCGGCGCGGCCACGTCGTCAATCGCGACCTGACCAAAACATATCGGGGCAGCAAATGACTATCAAAGAACGTCCGATCCTCTTCAGCGGCCCGATGGTGCGCGCTCTGCTCGACGGCAGCAAGACGCAGACGCGGCGCGTCGTGAAGCCGCAGCCAGTCGAGCAAACCGGCTGGGTCGGCGGTGCGTATTGGGAGCGTCGTCCGGCACGCGGCATCCTGCCGTCCGATAAATGGTGCATCCGAGACATGCTGCAGTTCTGCCCTTACGGCCAACCCGGCGACCGTCTGTGGGTGCGCGAGACGTGGCGCGGCGTTGTCGACATCAATCCGCCGGGCAAGTCGATGGAGCTCGGTGTCGCCCGATATGTGCCGGATCAGGAGTATTGCCGCCGCGTCGAGTACCAGGCGACGCAGGAGCGCGATAGCGAGCCGTGGCGCCCTTCCATTCACATGCCGCGCTGGGCGTCGCGCATCACGCTCGAAGTCACTGGCGTGCGGGTCGAGCGCTTGCAGGCAATCAGCCGCGGCGATGCCACGGACGAAGGTTGTCCGTTCCCCAACATGGCGGCCGGCGACGACCCGCGTCACTGGTTCTCGGGCCTGTGGTCACAGATCAACGGCGCCGAGTCGTGGGCCGCGAACCCTTGGGTCTGGGTCGTCGAGTTCAAGCGAGTCACCTGAATGTCCGGTCTCGAATGGTTCGCTCTCTCCGTATTGGGAGCGGTAGCAGTGGGTGTGCTTCTAGGCATCGTCACCGCGCGGATAAAGCGCAAGTAGACACACTGTATCTGCCAAACGAATATCCGGCGTTTATGCGCCACACGAATAAACCCTTCTATTGAGGCGAGCATGAGCGCGAATCTGGAAATGTGGCTGTCGCCGCTAACGCATCGGATCTATGTCGGCCGTTCGAAAAATGGCGTAGCGACGAGCAAGCAGGACGTGACCGCGCAGTGCATCAACGGTGCGGTCGCCCACCTGCTGGCGATCGGTGATACGGAAATCATCGTCAACCTGGATGAGGGCCGCTTCCGCGTGAAGATCACGCCCGAAGCCGCCTGACCCACCACGTTACCGGCATAGACATGAACAACTGGATAGATAAGTGCCACTTTGGCGACTGCCGCGACACGATGCGCGCAATGATCGCGGACGGCGTGAAGGTGCAAACGATCGTAACGTCGCCGCCGTACTGGGGGCTCCGCGACTATGGCGTTGATGGTCAGATCGGTCATGAGCCGACGTTACGCGAATTCATCGACACTCTCACCGGTGTGTTCGAACTGTGCCGCGAGCTGCTCGCCGATGACGGTACTGCGTGGGTCAACATGGGCGACGCGTACGCGAACGACGGCAAATGGGGCGGATCAACTGGCGGAAAGCACGTGGCAGCGCTTCACGGCGACAGCGGCGTTGGCCGCTCCAAGCGCACTACCGGCCTGAAGGCTAAAGACTTGATGGGCCAGCCGTGGCGTCTCGCCTTCGCGCTGCAGGATGCCGGCTGGTATCTGCGCCAAGACATCATCTGGCACAAGCCAAACCCGATGCCCGAGTCAACACGTGATCGCTGCACGAAAGCTCACGAGTACCTGTTCCTGCTCACTAAGAGCCCCCGCTACTACTACGATCAAGCAGCCATTCGGACACCGGCCTCTGCGAAAACGACGCAACTGAGCTACGACACGTTCGATGGCGATCGGCGCGCTGCCTACAAGATGCCTGATGGCTGGAATACTGGCGCTGGCGCTCACGGTTCGTTTCATCCCGAGGGGCGGGAGAAGGGCCGCACGGCTCGCGACACATTCAAGCGCGAAGACAGCAAGCGCGCCGTCGCACATCCAGGCCAGACCATGGGCACGCACCGTCCAGACCGCGCCGACAGCGACTATGACCTGAGCACGGCGAACCGCCGCAGTGTGTGGACGATCGCCACCGAGGCGTACCCCGGCGCGCACTTCGCCACTTTCCCCGAGGCGCTCGTCGAGCCATGCGTGTTGGCCGGCTCGCGCGCCGGCGACATCGTATTTGACCCGTTTTTCGGCAGCGGCACCACCGGCCAAGTAGCCGCGCGGCTCGGCCGCAAGTTCATTGGCTGCGAACTCAACCCGGCATACGAAGCCCTCCAGCGCGATCGCATCCGCGAGCGTGGTTTCGAGTTCGCCTAACCCCATCCGCGCAGCGCGCGAAGCAACCGAACAAGGAGTGAGAGACCATGAGCACAATCAATGAACTTTGCGCCCGCCAGTACGACTGGGTCGAGCGCATGGGCTGGCATAACAAGACTGTACTTGAAGCACTGGCGCTGATCGCATCGGAAGTCGGCGAAGCAGTCAACGAATGCCGCGGGGAAGAACCCACCGAGGCGTTTGGCGAGGAACTCGCGGACATTCTGCTGCGGACCTTCGATCTGGCTCAGTGGCAAGGGATCGACCTCGAAGCGGCCATTCTGAGAAAGATGGCGATCAACGAACAACGCGGCACGCGCGGCCGGCGAATCTGAGGACGAGACCATGAGCAATGAAGAAGCAGTGCCGAGCCCGACCGACGCGCAAAAGAGCGCGGCGATTACAGCGTGCGCGTTGATGATCAAAGGCATTTGCCTGACGACGCCGGACGCAGAGTGGATCGCGCGTATCGAAAATCGCATCCACTACCTGCTGCGCCAGATCACTCCCACCCCGCAGGCAGACGCCGCGATAGCTGCTGGAGAGGCGCGGGAGGCCTCAGCGTGGCGAACCACTGAGCCGGCCGTCTGTGTGCCCATGACTGAAGACCCTAATGTCGCGGCCATGTGGCGGGAAGCGGGATATGACGTGATCGACTTGTTCGAGCACGCGGATCATCGTCCGAGCGACGACGCGTTGTGGGATCAAACCATCCAGGAGCGCGACAACTATCACGAGTGGGCCGACAAACTCGCCGATGGAATCGCCACGCACTTCGGCATCGAGATCGGCGAGCATTCAAGCGCCAACAATCCGTGGGACGTTGCGCTCGATACGCTCGCATGCGTGCCAGACGCCGCGCCGCTCCCTCGCGTAGCCGCGACTGTGCCGGAAGGGTGCACGCCGGCTGACGCAAAGATGTTGCGTGCCGCTAACCACTCGCTCTCCGCAGAGAATGGCAAGCTTCGGCAAGCACTTGCGCCCTTCGCGCGAGTGGTTTCCACAGACAAGC